GTGCTGTACCTCACAGCCGAGCAACGCGAAACCATCGACGCGGCGATTGCCAAGTGTCGAGAGTTCAACGAAGACGATTCACTCACCGAGGCCCAGTGCGTCGAGTTGATTTGCGTGGAGTATCTCGACAAGTGAAATGGCAACCTTCGCTTCTCGTTTCGTACGTCAATCTGCGGGCTGTTTTGCGCGGAGGTTGCTTAGACGTATGCGACGAATGGGTGCTCGACAGCGGAGCGTACAGCGCGGCCACGAGCGGCGCAAGTATCGACCTACAAAAATATATCGACGATTGCCACGCATTACTTCTGGCTCCGAAGCCGCCGTGCAAAATCTTTGCACTCGACGTGATCGGCGACCCAGAAAAAAGCGCCCGAAATACCGAAGAGATGCGGCGTCAAGGCATCAACGCCGTAGGGACGTTTCATTACGGGTCGCCGTGGCATTACCTCAAAGACGTGGTAAAGCCAGGCGTCTGCGCGTTTGGAGGCCTTGTTCAGCGCGGCAAGGGAGGCCACGGAACAAAACTCCAAGTTCACGCGAGGTTGCGATTCCTTGAAGAGTGCTTTTCGAGGGCATGGCCGTTCTGGGCGCACGGATTCGGATGTTGCGACCCAAAAATACTTTCTCGCTTCCCGTTGGCATCGGCAGATTCGACGACTTGGATATACGGCCTTCAGCGATACGGTCATATGCAATATCTGAAAATGAACAACTCTGGATTGCGGCATTCGGTTCAACCAAAGGCTTTCGCCAGCGCCGTAAAAGGGCAAATCAACTTCTACCGAAAAATGGAGCGAACAGCGCAAGAGAAATGGTCGCCGTTGTTTCGCAAAATCGGCTTCGGTGATTTTCGTTTGCGGTTCGTTGTTTCGAGCAAGGCGGATCGCGTTCGTTTTGATTCTTACAACCAAGGAGCCTTGCAATGCGTACCATCCTGATCCTTTCCGGCGGCATGGATTCCGCCACCCTGCTGTACGACCTCCTCGCCCACGGCGATTCGGTCGAAGCCATCGGCGTGAACTACAAGCAGCGGCACGGCAAAGAACTGGCGTGCGCCGCCGAGTTGTGCCACGGCCTCGGCGTTCCGTTCGATGTTCTCGACCTGTCGAGCCTGTCGGCGTTCCTTACCGGCAGCAGCCAGAGCGACCCGAACGTGGCCGTGCCGTTCGGTAAGTACGACGAGCCGAGTATGAAACTCACCGTCGTGCCGAATCGAAATATGTTCATGCTCGCCGCCGCCGGGGCCGTCGCTATCGCCCGCAAGGCTGACCGGCTGGCCTACGGGGCGCATGCTGGCGACCACACGATCTACCCCGACTGCCGCCCCGAGTTCGTCAAGGCGATGGCCGAGGCGTTCGGCTTGTGCGATTGGCATACCCTCGGCCTGCACGCCCCGTACCTCGACATGACGAAGGGCGACATCTGCAAGCGGGGCGTGACGCTCGGCGTGCCATACGAGAAGACATGGACGTGCTACGTCGGCGGCGAGCACCCATGCGGCAAGTGCGGCTCTTGCACCGAGCGGGCTGAGGCGTTTGAGTTCGCAGGAATCCCCGACCCGCTGCTGGCCGCCGCATGACCTACGGTCTCGTCGCGTGCTGTGCAACAAAGGCAGACGCGCCGTGCGCTGCAAAAGACCTCTACGTTTCACCGTTGTTTCGCATGTCCCGTGAATGGATCGAACGGCAAAGCATCCCTTGGTTCATTCTGTCAGCAAAGTACGGCCTGCTTGATCCTTCGCGTATTGTCGAACCGTACAACCTGACGCTTTCCCAGTTGAGTCGGCAACAAAGACAGCAATGGGCAAGGCACGTTCAGCAGCAACTCGTCGCAGCAGTAGGCGGCTCTACGCTCGTCGTGCTGGCGGGAAGCTTGTACCTCGGGGCAACGAAAGGCTTTCGCGTGATTGACCCGCTACAAGGTTTACCGATTGGCCGACGCCTTCAACGATTGAAAGCGATGCTCGCCGTATGACCATCACAAAGCACTTCAAGTTCTACGCCGCCCATCGCAACGAGGAGATCGGCGGCAAGTGTGCGTCGATCCACGGCCACCGCTACGGCATCGCAGTCACGGTGGCCGAAGCCCGCCAAGGCAGCATCACGATGCTGTTCGACGAGATCGAAAAACGAGCGAAGCCGCTGTTCGACCGGCTTGACCACTCGCTGCTCCTGCACGCGGGCGACCCGGCCCGCGATGCCTTGCTCTCGTCGGGAGCCTGCTGCCGCGTCTACGAGGTGCCGTTCCCTACGTCCGCCGAAAACATGGCCGAGCATCTGCTGGGCGAACTGCGGGCCACGGGCCTCAACGTCGTGGAACTGGCCCTCCAAGAAACCGACACCTCCATCGTCACGGTGAAGCCATGAAGCGCTACACGGTCAACGAAATCTTCTGGTCGCCGCAGGGCGAAGGGATGCGGGCCGGGCAGATGAGCGTGTTCATTCGGTTCACCGGCTGCAACCTCCGGTGCCGGATGGAAGAGGCCGATGACTCGCCGGGCGGTTTCGACTGCGACACCGAGTTCGCCTCGGGCCGCAAACTCTGCGCCGCCGAGATCGTGGACGAGGCCCGTGCGCTCGTCGGCAAGCCGCAGGCGTGGTACGACGCGGGACACAAGGCGTGGGTCGTGTTCAGCGGCGGCGAGCCCGCCTTGCAAGTTGACCGCGAACTGGTCGATGCCATGCACGCGGCGGGGTTTCTCTGCGCGATCGAAACCAACGGCAGCAAGGACGTGAGCGGCGTCGGGCTCGACTGGATCACGGTCAGCCCAAAGGTGGCTGAACACGCCGTGCGGCAACTCACCGCCGACGAAGTGAAGTACGTGCGGGGCTACGGGCAGGCCGTCCCGAAGCCCACGTGCAAAGCCACGCACCAACTCGTCAGCCCGGCCTTCGACGGATGGACGCTCGACAAGCGGGCCCTGGAGTGGTGCCTGCAACTCATCAAGGAGAATCCAGAATGGCGGCTGTCGATGCAGCAGCACAAGGCGTGGAACGTGCGATGAATCATTCCGACTACTTGCACGCCCAGGTCGCCGTCACGCGGCTTCTGACGTGGATCGGCGAAGACCCGACGCGAGAGGGCTTGCTGGACACGCCAAAGCGGGTCGCCAAGGCGTTCCGCGAAATGACCGAAGGGCTACACGTTGACCCGGCATCGGTCATGGGAACCGTGTTCAACGAGACGAGCGACCAGATGGTAGTCGTACGCGGCATTCGGTTCAGCAGCCTGTGCGAGCATCACCTCCTGCCGTTCACGGGCACGGCGGCGGTCGGATACGTCCCAGACGGTCGCGTGATCGGCCTGTCGAAAATCCCGAGGCTTGTCGAGGTGTTTGCGAGACGCCCGCAGGTGCAGGAGCGAATGACGAACCAGATCGCCCAGGCGTTGATGGAACACCTGTCGCCGCGAGGCGTCGGCGTGGTCGTGAAGGCTCACCACTCTTGCATGGGATGCCGAGGCGTTCGCCAGCCAGACGCTGAAATGATTACAAGTTGTGTGCTAGGGTGCATGAAGGACGAACCAGCATCCCGAGCCGAACTGATGGAGTTCATCTAATGGGCAAACGTGGCCCCGCCCCCGAACCGTCGATCCTCAAATACATTCGCGGCAATCCGAGCAAGGAGAAGGTCAAGACCTCCGAGCCGACGCCCGACTTGCTTGAGAACTTCGACCCGCCCGAGGAGATCGCCGAAGACGCGCTGGCGGTCAAGAAGTGGAAGGCGTCCGTGCCGGTGTTGCGGCGTATGCGAGTATTCACCGAGGCCGACCTTGACGCGTGGGTTCTCTACTGCCGCACCTGGGCGAACTGGATGCGGGCAAAAGCCAAGTGCGACCAGTTCGGCCGCGACAACATCGCCTACGAGATCGATCCGACCCGCAGCGACGGTCGGATGCGAATCAAGTGGACGCAGCCGTACACGTGGGCCGTCGATGAGAAGAACCTCGCTACCGACCTACGCAGGCTCCAGCAGGAGTTCGGCCTGACACCAAGCAGCCGGTCACAGGTGACGATCCATGACAGCCCCAACGAAGACCCGGTTGCAGCCTATCGGAAAAAGCGAGGCGATAAGCCAGGGGCTTGATTGGTACTTCAGCGTCGATCGGGCTACGCACGCACTCAACTTCTTCTCGGAGTGGCTGCGACACTCCAAGGGCAAGTTCGCCGGCCAGCCGTTCGACCTTCTCCCCTGGCAAGCCGAACTGATCGCCGAACTGTTCGGCTGGGTTCGCGTCGATGACGAGACTCGCCGCTACCGCGTGGCGTACGTCTCCACAGCCAAGAAGTCTGGCAAGTCCACGCTGCTCGCGGGCATCGGCCTCTATCTGCTTGTCATGGACGGCGAGAACGGGGCCGAGGTCTACGGAGCGGCTGCGGATCGTGAGCAAGCCTCCGTGGTCTACCGCGAAGCGGCGAGCATGGTGCGGGCCTCGCCCAACCTCTCCCGCGTGCTGGAAGTTATCGACTCCCGCAGGACGATTGCCTACCGGAAGGAAGCGGCGTTCTACCGCGTCTTGTCGGCCGACGCGTTCCGAGCGGAAGGCTTGAACATTCACGGGCTCTTGTTCGACGAGCTTCACGCCCAAAAAGATCGCCGCCTGTGGGATGCTCTCCGCTACGGTGGTGCGGCTCGCTCTCAGCCGCTGCTCTGCTCGATCACGACGGCGGGCTACGACCGCAAGGGCATTTGCTACGAGCAATACCAGTACGCGAAGGCCGTCGCGGCGAACTGGAAACACGACCCGACGTTCTTCCCCTGCATCTACGAGAAGCCAGAGGACGCCGATTGGAAAGACCCCGACTGCTGGCCCGACGCGAACCCGTCGTGGGGCGTCACGATCAAGCCGGACGACTTCGCCGCCGACGCCCGCGAGGCCGAGCAGTCACCGACTAAACTCAACTCGTTCCTCCGCTACCGGCTCAACACGTGGACGACCTCCGACGTTCGCTGGCTGTCCCCCGAAACGTGGCAGCAGGGGTCGCTGCCGCTGCACGACTTCGGCGACCGTCCGGTGTACGCGGGCCTCGACCTCGCGACCACCTACGACCTCACCGCCCTCGTCCTCGTCTGCCCTGATCCCGAGGACGGCAGCATCGACGTGCTGCCATTCTTCTGGATTCCCGAGGCCAACGCCGCCGAGCGGAGCCAGCGGGACAAGGTGCCGTATCTCGACTGGATTCGGGACGGGTTCATCAAGGTCACGGACGGGAACGTGACCGACTACACCGTGCTGCACCGCGACCTCACAGAAATCTGTTCCCAGTATGGCGTGCGGCAGTTGGCGGTCGACCTCAAGTTCAACGGGCAGATGATCGCCAATATGCTGCAAGGGGATGGGGTAGAGGTGCGAGGATACCCGCAGGGCGGTCGTGCCATGAGCGCGCCTGCGAAGGCTCTGGAGAACCTGATTACCAACGCGAAGGTGCGGCACGCGGGGCATCCCGTCCTCTCGTGGTGCGCCGGGAACGTCTCCGTCCACGAGGATCGCTACGGCAACATCTTCCCGAGCAAGGCCAAATCTACCGAACGCATCGACGGCATCGTCGCCCTGTGCCAAGCCATCGGGTGCTGGATGGGCAACGAACACAAGCCGCCTGACACCCCAGAAATCTTCTTCATATGATCGCCGACAACCGCATCCTCTGGCTCCCTGGCGAGGAGCGTATGTGGGACGAGGACAATCCGAGCCGCAGCAGCGCGGGCGTGCGGATCAACGCTGAAAACGCTCACACCGTGTCAGCGGTGTTCGCCTGCATTCGCATTCGTGCCGAGACGGTCGCCAGCCTGCCGCTACACGTCTACGAGCGGACGCCGCGTGGCGGCAAGCGACTCGCCCGCGAACTGCCGCTCTACCGCCAACTGCACACGCAGCCGAACGGCTGGCAGACGAGTTTTGAGTGGCGAGAGCAGGCCGTCCTCCACCTCGACCTGTGGGGCGATGCGTTCTCCGAACTCAAGGCCGGGAAGATCGAGCCGCTGCACCCGAGCCGCATGAAGAACGAGCGGGTCGAGAACGGGAGCCTGCGGTACAAGTACCGTGAGGCGACCGGGCAGGAGCGGCCCATCGCACAAGATTTGATCCTGCACATCCGCGGGCCGAGTGACGATGGCGTCAACGGCATCAAGATCGTGGACGAATGCAAGGATGCCATCGCACTAGCCCGGGCTTGCGAGTTGCACGGGGCACGCTTTTTCGCGGCCGGTGCCCGCCCCGGGTTTGTTCTTTCGACCGAAGGTCAGCTCAACGCCGAGGCTCGCGAGGCTCTGCGGAGCCAGTGGGATCGTCGGCACGGCGGCGTCGGCAACAGCCACAACACGGCGGTCTTGACCGGCGGGCTGCGGCCCTTCGAGATTCCGCAGAGCAGCAACAGCGACGCTCAGTTTCTGGAGTTGCGGCTCTACCAGTTGCGCGAGATCGCGCGGCTCTACCGCGTCCCCGGCTACCTGCTCGGCCTGGAGGTTGGCACGCCGCAGGCCGAGATCGAGTTCGTCACGCATACGATCGTGCCGCTGCTGCGCCGGATTGAGACGGCGATGATGCGTGACCTGCTCGGCGACGACGACCGCTACCTCATTGAGTTCGACGTTCGCGGTCTGCTCCGCGGCGATGCCGCGAGCCGGTCGTCGTACTACCGTGCGATGTGGGACATCGGCGTGGTGTCCACGAACGACATCCGCGCGAGCGAGAACCTCGATCCCGTCGAAGGCGGCGACGAGCGGTACCGCCCGCTCAACATGGGTGCCCTCGGCGCGCCGCCGTCGGTCGAGGACGTTCTGGCCCAGCAGCAGAAGGGCAGCGGCATCGACGGGCAAGCAGTCGAAGGCGGCGTGGCTGCGGCGGCAGGCGACGCGGCTCCGGTGGAGCCGGCACAGCCCGAGGCTCCGCAAGTGGCCGACGCGGGCCTGAACGGGGCGCAGATCACGGGACTGATTGCGATCCTCCAGCAGATCCCGGCCGGGCTCCTCACGAAGGATGCCGCGGCGGCCCTCATCACGGCGACGTTCCCGAGCATCTCCGCATCATCCGTACAAGCGATCCTCGCAGGCGTGACCGAGAACCAGGGCAATCTACCGGCGGATGCGCAGCCGCTGAATGATGCTCCTGCATCCAGCACGCCAGCGGGATCGCCCGACGAATCCCGTGCCGAGCCCGGCACGGTGGCGGAGGGCGATTTCGTCTCGTGGGACTCTTCGGGCGGTCGTGCTCGCGGACGTGTCGATCACGTGATGGACTACGGCACGCTCGACATCCCTGGCACTGACTTGAAGATTGAGGCGAGCGAGGAAGACCCGGCCGCACTCATCACGGTCTACGAGGAAGTGACGGGCGGCTGGCGGGCGACTGAGACGCAAGTCGGTCACAAGGTGGCGACGCTCACAAAGATCGACGCG